CCGCCGTTGGTTGCAGTGTTGACGGCCACTTGACCAGCCAACTTTTGAAGCATGGGGTCAGTGCCGGGAGCCAGCGTTTCACCAATCGTTGAAGTAATATTTTGCGCGGCTTGAGAAAGAGTTTCCCATGCGTTTGCCATTGTCTCGGTTGCGGTGCTTGCAACTTCTGTAAGTGCGCTTGTTTCAACCGCGCCAGCAGTGGCAGAGGACACAGCCTCGGCAACGGTCGCGCCTTCGCTTGCTAGAGTGGCGGCAGTAGATGCTTCGGCCACAGTAGCGCCAGCCTCAATAACTGTGGTGGCGGCGGCAGTTTCTGCGCTTGCAACAGCGGTCAAGGTTTCGGTAGCCTCAAGAACGGCAGTACCAGCCTCAACCGCCTCAGCGGCAGTGGCAATTTCTAAAGCGCCGACAACACCAGCCTCAGCGGCCAGCGCCCCCAGCGCATAGGGCGCGGCTATTGCGGCCACAATCAAAATAGGATTTTCAGCAACGGTCTCGATGACTTGTTCGGCAACATTGATAACGGCCTCGGCCACATCACCGACAGCGTCAACAACACCCTCAACAACATCTTCAATGAAAGAGACAACGGCACCCATTATTTATGCTCCCTTGCTGGGCCAAGTTGCAAAGTAACTTGCATCCCGCCATCTTTGGTTTTTTGCGCCACATATCCCATGCCTTCTTGCATAGGGTTGCGCGAAATTACTTTGAAAATGCCAAGGAGACTGGTATCGTTGAATTGCGTCACCACTACATCAAAGCCAACCTTGTAGGCGGCCTGAGCAAATATGCGACTGCTCTCAAGAAAATTGCGGGGTACATCAGCATTAAGGGAGCGGAAGTAACCGTAGCCGGGGTACTTAGTTTTATGCACCACAAAAATAGTATTGCCGTGTTGCATCTTCCAAACATTGGGCATACTAAATTCAATGGTCAGCATATCCTTGACCTCTTTGAAAGGTCTCCCAACTTTGGTGTTGGCGGCGGCGATACCAATGATCTCTTCGCTCGTCAACTTCCTTTGTTTGCTGTCTACCATCTGCATTTAAAATCCCTTCAGTATTGCGGCGGAGTAGATATTTCCCATACCAGCCGCCAAACTGAGAATAAGCCCTTCAGGCGGACTTACTGGTTCCGACAAATAAACCTTATCGGTTTCTGTTCGGTTTTCAATGGCAGGCACTACGCCCTTTTTTAGATCGTCCAACAGCAACAATGTTTCCAGCAATCCACTTGCTCCCATTGTGTGGCCGATTTTTTGTTTATACGATGTGGCGACAAATTCTTTCAGCGTGTTTCCCAACGCTGTTTTCTCCGCCAGATTGTTAGATTGTGTCCCAGTTCCATGTGTTTTGACAATAGATATTTGCTCTGGCGTCACACCAGAAAAGCCCATAACGCCTTGAATTGCCTTTACAAAGCCTTCGCCATCCTCGCATTGCCCAATCGCGTTTGTAGACGATTCTGACGCGCTGTAAGCACCAATCAGACGGGCGCAAGGGTAAACGGTTGACTTATTTAAAACACGCTCAGAGTCAAATACCGCAAAAGCGGCACCTTGGCCTACCCTGAAGCCAAAGTTCTTGCTGTCAAAAGCCGAAGGCAGAATGCCTGCATCTTCTTGTTTTTGAGTGAGCACCGCCTTGGATTCACCAAAGAACTCCAGAACGGCATCCGATACACCATCCTCGACGGTAAGAACAATTACTCGATCAAAGTTGTAAAACTTAATAAGCGTTTGGACATCCATTAAGGTTTTCAAACTGCTGGCGCAAGCCGAAGCGTCGGTGACCACATGGTCATTGGCCCCACAGGCTTGGGCAATCCTGCCAGCATAGACCTGAGTCAGCGTAAATGGCAGGAACTTGTATTGGTAGGTCAACCGGGTGTTGTAGGGGCGCTGGCTGATACCAGCAAAATGGGCATTGCCACCAGCAAGAATGAACGCAGTTTTACCTACAGGGTTTTCCCTTAGACTTTGCATGAGGTCTGCGTCGAGGACTTTCTCGGCCACTTTATGGGGCGCATAGAAAAGCCCACTCTTGGAGCGGGCGTAAGACTCGGGAAACCAATTTACTTTTTGGGGATAGACAATGTCGTCAAATAACTCAACGCTGGTTGTAGAGGCCGTTCTGTAGTGGGTGAGATAGATCATTTGATCTGCTCCTTGGCCTTCTCTACAGACTCTGGCTCCGTTGTCTTGTTTGCCATCATCAGGTCGTAGGTCTCTTGGATGGTAGTAGGGTGCCAGTCTTTGGTTTCGTCATTGTCTGGGATGCCATACAGTTCGCACAGATACATCATCATCACCAAACCGTCAAGACTGTCGAGACCTAAATCGGCCATCTTCTCTTCCATCGCTGTGGCTGGCGTGAAAGACATATGGACAGGTTTTGCAACCTTTGCCACCATGTTGAAGAGTTCGATAAAGTCGACCATTAAGTTCTTACCTCGGTTGGTTGATTGACCGCACCCACTAAAGCCTGCGCCCAATCTTCCCATTCTTCAAAAATATAAGGGCCGGGTATACCCTCATTTGTAAAAATATCAATTGCCTTCAAACCAGACGCCCACTCTTTCCAGTCTGTGCTTTCGTTTGGAATAGCCAACTGCTGGCCCGCATACGCCTCGCACATCAACGCCGCCCAAGACTGGAAGGTATGGAAACGAGGATCGTAAACAACAGCCAGTGCCATTTTAACTTCCGTATGGACGAGAATCGCCCAAGGTTGTATTTAATAGCACCTTACCCATTTGGTAATTGCCACCTTGGACATTGCTTGTAAATCTAAGGCGTATCTCACGCCTTTGTTCTCTCATATCTATCTTGCCTGTTGTTGGATCAAAATAGTATGGATCGGAAATTACATCATCAGATTGAGCAAAAGGACGACCAGTAATCTGGAGGGACATAACCCCATCCTGAACAAAGTCAGGTTCAACGCGCTCAATGCGTAGCCAAAAATTTTCACCAACTGGGGCTGTTTGAGCGGGGCCGCCCTGCACCCAGCCAAGGTCAGAAGTCTCAAAGAAACTGTTGATTGCGTTTACATTTGTATCGTTTACTTCGTCTGTGCCAACTTCATGTTGCCACAAGGTTACGCGCCCAGCCGTTGTGTTAAATGTAGCAGTTACAGTGCCAGAGGCAGTGGCGGCCTTATTCAAAGTGACGGTGAAATACCCCGCCGTAACACTGGGCACAATTGTCAAAATCAAAGAGTTAGCGGCGATACCAGTTCCAATGACCAGTTGTCCAACGGCAATTTGGTTTGTCTGCGGAACTTCAATAGCCGCGCTGGCGTTCACCGTTGTTACAGAAGATGAAAAAAGTTCTTCCACCACACTCAAGGTAGCGCCAGCATTTATTGGGTATTTGAACACTTGGGAGAAGTAGCCTGCCGTTCTGGTGGCCCCTCCCGAAAACCCAGCGTCATACCAGCAATCCTCTCGGATGTTATAGATGATGGCGTTGTTGCACTCATCGGAATCGCCCGAGGGGTAGAACCACCAAATCTCTCCAAATCGCGGAACCTTGGTCGCCCAAACCTTTTGGCGCTGGGCATAGTTCAGGTTGTCAAAAAAGTAATTCTGGTTGAAATTGTTTTTGATCTCTTTTACCACGCCGTTATAAAGCAGGAAGCGGTCAACACCACACCAGTAATAAATGCCGTCGTACTCAATTACAGATTGGCTTGACAGAATAGAAGACTGGCTTGAGATGATGTCGTAGCGCCAGTAGAAGGTTTGAGGTGAGCCGCCAACGGTAATGGTGGTTGGCGTATAGGAAACTCGAATCAAAGAATCCAAGGCCCAGAACAAACCAGATGGCGCATTAGAGCCGCCTCGCACTGGCAAACCTTTGACAATCTTGGTAGATGCCACATTGGTCTCATTGGCGTCCGCGCCGTTCCAATCATAGGGATTGCCAGCCACACAATTTTTTATCAGACCATTGTCTCCATACACAAAGACATAAGGGTGCAAAACAACCACGCCACCAGCAACGCTGATAATGTCGCCTGTTGGGTTTGTGCCAGATGTATCCGTCAATGGAGACAGGACTGTTCCTCCAATATCACCCGCCAGCACAGGGGTTGCAACTGTTTGGTCAATCTGCGCCAAGTTTTGCCCGGGGTGAGCCAAAAGCAATTGATTGCCAGTTCCCTGAGAATCAAACGACGAATCAATCTGCCAAAGATTTAAATTGCTTGCCGTGAAGCCGTTGTTGATTGTTGCAACCTTGACAGAAAATCCGCTACCAGTTCCACCAATAGAGGCCGCTGTGGCGCTCAAAGTATTGCCAACAACATATCCATTACCGGGTTTGGTAAGCGTCACAGAGGTAACTGTTGCGCCGGAAACTACAATGGTCGCTTTGGCTCCAGAGCCAGACCCGCCCGTAAGGGTCACATTTGTATAGGTTCCATTGGTGTAAGAAGACCCACCAACCAATGTATTTGTGGTAAGAATTAACCCAGTAAATGTAAATTCATTAACACCCGCTCCAACACCATCATTGTCGATGTTGATGACCTCAAAGCCATTGTTGTAGCCATTAAAAACCTGATTGATACCGTCTACAGAATTTACATAGATGCCGCGAGAGTAACCCAAGGCATCATTGGTGATTGATCGGTATCCCCCTATCTTGCGGGGACGACCGCGCTGAAATCGAACCCACTCCCCAGAGGTATAGAAGTTGAAGTCAAAGACAGTTCCGTCCCGCTGAATGCCGGGCTGAGTATCAATCGTAAGAACTTTTTTGGTCAAGTGAATACTCCGCCTGAAACGCCGCCTGTGAAGTTGCCCGTACCCACAATTGCCAAGCCAGAGGCCGACAGGGTGGAGCGCAACACGCCAAGAATGGCATGATTGAACTCACCAGATGCGGCCCGGTAAATACCAGTTGTTGGCTCAGAGGCAAAATTTAACGATGGGTTAGAAACCGTACCGTTGAGCAAACTGATGGCAGAAGAACCCGCCAGCACCGTGTTGGCGTTCAGCAAGTTCACTGAGTCGCAAATCAGCGTGGCTTGGTTACCTGCGGCAATTGTGGCCGTTGATGCACCACCCACACCCGTACTGATCGTTAAAGTAAAACCACCAGCAGTAGTTGCATTTTGAACATAGTAAACCTGCACCGTCTGAGGAACAATGATGGTCACATTACCCGTTAGAGTCCCGGTGTATTTCTGGATCACATTGGATGCTTCCGCAGAAGTCAATGTGTAAGTTCCAGTTGTGACATTCTTGGTCAACTGGGTAAAAGCAAACTGCGTTGATTTGCCAAGTCCGACAGTGTAGAAAGTTGACCCAGAGCAAACAATGATGGCGGAGTCAGCGGGCTGGAAAATGATAGAGGATGAGCCGTTGATGGTATTTCCACCAGTGCCAGCCACAGTCAATGCCCCTGTTCCGCTATTACGCAAGAACATAAACCAATTGTCCCCAAGGGTAGAGGCGCTTGACAGGGTCAAAGTACCCGCGCCACCAGTCCACACATAGGTATTGGAGCGGTCAGAATCTAATGCGGTGTAGTTGCTTGAGAAAGTCGTTACAGGCTGAGATTGATTCAAAGTCTGACCAATAGCCAGCAAACCGTATCCAGCCAAAGTCGCGGCATCCGCACCAGAAGAGCCAATACCGTAGGCGATGATGCCCCAAGTGCCCGAAGTATCCGGGTTGGCCGTAATGTAGATGTACTGGGCCTGACCAGCCGCAATTGTTACAATGGTATGGAGGCCAAGGTAATCTTTGACCGTAAGGGCAACCGATCCAACATTTCGGATCAACGCATCTTGGCCTACCGACGCTTGATTGGCCGGAGGCATCAAAAGGTTGTAACTAGTTGAACTAGTCGTAACCTCCATGATGCGGGCGGCGGCATCATTGGTTGATGTGCCATTGATAGGCCACTCAAGTTGCAGAGTAGCCGTTAAAGTAATTGAGCGGTAGGAAACATCCGTTGGTTGGATGACATTACCAGTGAAGGGGCTGTTGAAACTCATTATGAATCCACCGCTACGGCTTGACGATCAGCAGTTCGCAATTTGTCTTCGGCCATCAATGTTTGCATGATCAGGTCATAGTTTTGTTGCCACATAGGCATACGCTCGTCGTTCTTGAGAAACGGCATAGCCTGCAACAATGATCCATACAGCAACGCTTGAGGCGCGTAGATTGTGAACCAATTCGTCTGGTTGGAGGAATCCAAAGGTTGGATGCGCTCGTAATACAAAATTTCAAAAGAATAATTTGTACTAGGAGTTGGAGCAACCAGCCAGTGGGTATAATCGTAATCCGCAAAATAGGCGGGAATACCAGTCTTGGTCGCGTCGGGCCAATACTCACGAAGGTATTCATACTTGCGCAATAAAACGGGTTGACGCGACCCGGCTACCGTAATATTAAAAGAAACCGTCTTGTGCCAGCGGGCGGGCTTATCAATAACCGCTTGGTTAGAAACCATTGCGGATGTCTGTACGGTTAAGTTGCCAAGAAATTTGATTTGGCTGGCAATGATTTGCTCGGCCAGCATGATGAAAAGAGGGATTTTCTCAAGCGTCGCAGTGTCGGTACGCTCCAGATATGACTGGATATTTTCGACCAGTGAGTCGTATGTCATTACCGATGCGGTCGTCATTTTGAGGCTCCTTTTTATCCAACATTACGCTCAAAATGGGGGCAATCCACTAAAGACTTAAAGTTTCCGCCCCAGCGATTTTTAGGGTTTAAAGTCTCCCAATACGCACCCAATGGCGCGAGAATGCCCTTGTCCCATATTATCTGCCCATCCTTGAAGAAATTCAAGTCGATGGCGCACCTTTTGAGGTGAATGGAGTTAAGGGTTTTGGAGCGGCCAGTTTGCACATAAATGGCTTGCTGTTCAGGTGTACGAGCCAATTCGCCCCCAGTAACCAAAAAACCTTGTTCTGTGGCGTATTGAATCAGTTTGCAAGCATCCAGCAGGAATGCCGCTTGTTCTTGACTCAGGCTCATTCTTTGCCTCC